CTGATAGAAATTACCAATGGGGTCAGATTTACAACATAGGAACTGGTAAAAATCATTCAATAAACGAAATTGCCAAATTCATGGATGGCAAAACTTCATACATACCATGCAGACCGGCAGAATCAAGAGTTAGTCTTGCCAATACAAAAAAAGCAAATACAGAGTTGGGTTGGACTGCTCGTATAAGCGTAAAAGATTGGATAGCAAAAGAAAGAAAGGTTTGATTATGGAACACTATTGGACTACAACTGTAGGCGAATCGCCTGAAGGATGGTTTACATTTCCAAAACTTTATTCGGAATTCGTGGAAACAATGAAGGATGGTTCTGTATTTGTGGAAGTTGGCTCTTGGAAGGGTAAAAGCACGGCTTTTTTGGGAGTTGAAATCATAAATTCAGGGAAAAACATCAAGTGCTATGCTATAGACACTTGGGAAGGTTCTCCGGAACACTCCGATGATCCTTACATCAAAACAAACAGGCTGTATCCTTTGTTTGTAACCAATACACAAAAGGTTTCATCCGTAGTCGCTCCCATACGAAAAACATCCGTAGAAGGCGCAAAGGAATTCAAGGATAATTCGGTGGATATCGTGTTTATAGATGCTTGCCATTCATATGAATGCGTGAAAGAAGACATAGAGGCTTGGTTGCCGAAGATCAAAAAGGGTGGAATTATGGCAGGACACGATTACTATTGGGGAGACAATGGAGTCAAAAAAGCAGTAGACGAAAGATTTGGAGATAGAGTTAAATTCAGAGGACTTGTAAAATACAAAACGGATAAAGTAACTGCGGAAATGTATGAAAATTGTTGGACTGTTGATATCTGATGTTGACATCTGTTTGTTTCGGGCTATAATCTCCTGAATGCCAAACGACCGTATTGAAGCACTAGTCCTCCGTTCGCTTGTTCACGATGATGAATATGCGCGGAGGACTTTGCCTTTCATCAAGGCTGATTACTTTGCCGAGCGTAATGACAGGGTTGTATTTGAGACCGTGAAGGATTTCTTCACCAAATACAACAAGCGTCCAACCATAGAGTCCATTCTGATTGATCTATCCAATAGGGATGGTCTTTCGGAAGAAGAATACAAGCAAGGCAAGCAACTGGTAGAAGAACTCAAGGAGTTCGACAAGCCTGATACCGAGTGGCTATTGGATGCAACGGAGAAATTCTGTCGTAAGAAAGCCGTCTACAATGCCATCATGGAATCAATTCAGATTTTTGATGGCAAGGGCAACAAGACGGAAAATTGCATTCCTGAACTACTTTCCGATGCATTAGCAGTATCCTTCGATACTCATATTGGTCACGATTTCATTGATGACTACAACGAGCGGTTTGACTTCTATCACAAGATTGAACGCAAGATGCCGTTTGACTTGGAGTACATGAACAAGATTACGCAAGGGGGTGTACCGAGCAAGACGCTGAATGTCATCCTCGCGGGTACGGGCGTGGGCAAGAGTCTGTTCATGTGCCACCATGCAGCAAACTGCCTGATCTCAGGTAACAATGTTCTCTACATCACTTGCGAAATGGCAGAGGAGCGAATTGCAGAGAGAATTGATGCCAATCTCATGGACATCACGATGGATGACTTGAAGAAGTTGCCGAAGGACATCTATACTCGCAAGATGCAGCGAATTATGTCATCGACAACAGCAAAGTTGATTATCAAGGAGTATCCGACTGCTACCGCAAATGCCATGCACTTTGAGGCATTGCTTGATGAACTGCGGCTCAAGAAGAACTTTAAGCCCGACATTGTGTTTGTGGACTACCTGAACATCTGTGCATCTAGTCGCTTCAAGGCAAATTCCAATGTCAACTCCTACACCTATGTCAAGGCAATTGCAGAGGAACTGCGTGGCATGGCAGTCAAGTATGATGTTCCGATTTTCACGGCAACGCAGACGAACCGAGAGGGTTTCTCTAACAGCGATGTCGAACTTACCAATACGAGCGAATCGTTTGGTCTTCCCGCTACCGCAGATTTCATGGTTGCCCTGATTTCCACCGAAGAACTTGAGGAACTTGGGCAATTGATGGTAAAGCAATTGAAAAATCGCTATGGAGATCCATCCTCCTATCGCCGTTTTGTCATCGGTGTAGATCGCAGCAAGATGAAGTTGTTTGATCTTGATATCGCCGCACAAAAGGGAATTTCAAAGATGGGGGACAAAGATGAAGACGATGAAATTGAACTTCCTGATGGAGGTGGGCAGGGATTCAAGACCTTTAGACAGAAAATGGATGGAAAGTTTTATCGCAAAAACTTTGACGAATGGTCTTGACCGAAGGCAATATACAAGGTAGGATTGACACACTATGTCATACAGACTTCATATTGACATTCCGATTGATGCGTTTTCGGTGGAGGAAGCGCAAGAGAAGGCAAGGATGATCTTGAATGAACTCTCCATCAAGGATGGCATTCAGATCGGGCATCTTGCGGAGGAAGTCAATTACAGACTAGGACACGATGATGATCGGCAGCGTTCAAATTATCTGGAGATCAATTCTAGAGGGCATTGCTCAAGCAAGAAGACAACGATCAGGACAGTCTGAGCAACCGTGTCCTACTTGCAAGGAGTGTGGCTGTGCCACGGTGCGTTCACGCAGAGATCATCTTTATGAAATCGGAAGCACACAGGAAACAAGGACAGAACCATTGGTAAAGGCAAACATCATCTTCAATGTTCCTGTATTTCAATGTGTGAATCCAAAATGTGGTCTGTATTACATTGGTTCAGAGGCAACAATAGAGTTTGCAAATCTTGAAAAGGCTTTGAAGAAGGAACTAAAGATTCGGAAACGAATCTAAAGACGGGACGAGGGGGTCTTTGGTTGGCCCAGGAGAGTTTATACCTCTCTGGCGCAGGTTCGAATCCTGATCGTCCTACTAGATAGAGTAACCCCTAATAAAGGAGATTGTCATGTTGATTCCGAGTCCAAATTACATCATCATCGAAACCACGAAGGAAGTCTTTGAGAAGCACACAAGTTCCGAAAAGATTGATCCGTATTCCTCTCGTTTGGTTATTTCAGGAACTGTTTATGCGGTAGGCGATACACAGTTTTCGGAGAACCCTGTAAAGGGCGATGGAGTTTCTTTTTCGTGGGCGCGTAAGCCCGAAGCATTCCCTCTTACCAATGGAGAAGAAGTTGTGTGTACTTATTGGGAACACGCAACTGCCCATGAGGGAAAGTATCTCTTTATCATCAGCAAGGATGCAATCCTTGGTGTTTACCGAAAGAGAGAAGAAGTTCAGGCGGGTCTATTCGATTCCTCCGAAGAACCTATCGTTTTGGAACGATAAATACACAAAATAACCCCACCAAAGATCGCATCTTTGGTCCGACAGCCTCCTGCTAGCGGAGGCTGTTTCTTTTGAGGGTGGGTTTTTCCAAGTCTAAATAGACGGATGATAGCCAATTTTTCAACTCTAACATACGCTCCATCCTGCCCTTTAAACGAGGCGGTAGAGACACAGCATCTTGAGCATATTGAGGATTTGATGTTCAAGGATTTGAATAATGGCATATCAAATTCCTTCAAACTCCTCAACAACATTGTTAAAACTTTGGCAAGCAAAACTCCTCCATCCAAAATGGTGATTACTACCAAGTGGGATGGCGCACCGGCTATTGTTGTAGGAAAGCACCCCTCCAATGGGAAGTTCTTCGTATCCTTGAAACACGCAACAACTTCAAAGAATCCGAAGATTTGCTTTTCCAAGCAGGATATTGCAAAACTCTATGGAGATAAACCCGAAGTAGCATCAAAATTACAGGTTTGTTTTGAACTTTTACCGGCGGTGCTGCCATCAACAGGAGTGTATCACGGAGATTTGTTGTTCGTAGGCGAGAGCAAGAAGCGAATGAAAATTCAGAATGTGGACAACATTGTGTTCAGACCAAACACGATCCTCTACGCTGTCCCCACCGACTCGCCTCTTGGTAAGAAAATCCAAGCGGCTAAGATGGGAATAGTCTTTCATACGGTCTATACAGGGTCAGGAAAGACCCTACAATCGCTTACAAAAGGAACCTTGGCAAATCTAAGCGGATTCAAGCAATCCACGAATGTATGGCTTTCTGCTGCTGCTCTTCCTGCACCACCTACGGGAAAGACCTTCGTCACATCAAGCGATGCCGATCAAATACAAGCAATTCTCAAAATAGCCAC